CGAGGTTAAACATTGTACAAGGATGTACAATGTTTAACCGATCCACCACGAACGCCCTTTCTTCTTTCCGGCGCTTAACGTTTTGGAATTGCGGTATCCTGCAGCCTCAATCATCGCCGCTTCCTGTAACAGCATTCGGTGTAAATCAGGTTTTCCGGAAAGTTCAAGGGCAAACTTACTCGCTAAGCGCAGTTCGAACGCTTGATAAAACATTGCCTCATATTCAGGCGGCGCATAATCGGGAAAATCATCGTCCGGATTCCCTGTTCCTTCCGGGATTCTTCCATTCGTAACGTACACTAATACCGGCTCATTTGAATCGGTATAAAGGATATTCCCTTCCACGATATAAAAACTCTTGTCGGTAAGCTCTATAATCTTTCCGCAATCAATCGGAAGCCGATAGGCCCCTGCAAAATCGGTATAGTTATCGATAGCCGCTTTTTCTAATGCCCTTCGTTTTTTACCGCTCGTCCAGCTGGCAGTCTCTAAACTTTCAAGCATCGTGGTAAGATAAAATTTTTTTACCATCAGGTACGCTTTCGAGGAAGTGTCGGCGCTATCGAGTTCACTTTGTCCCACTGCCGCAAGCGCTCTATTTGCCAATGCTCGGTCTATATTCATCATCTGCTCCATCTTGCTCGGTATCGAGAAAAAAAGAGGCTTAAACAGGCTTTGCTGCCCAAAGAAGGAAAAAGGAAAAGCGGCGCTGCCTGAAAAAGCCTCAAAAAAAACAATCGTTTTAAAAAAAATGAGCGTTACGCTTCTTCCACCGCTTCAAAAAAATCAGGTACTTCACCGCTCGTCGTAAGGCTATCCCCTTCGCGATAATACTGCCCGTTAAAGGTACAGCGCGTCTTACATACATAGGTAACCGCTTTCCCGTTATCGCTGCTGTCCGCTCTGCTTGCCTGCGGATTCCCGGCGGCGGCTTTAATCGCTTCTTCTTTTTCGGAAAGCGCTTTTTTTTCTGCTTCTAGCTCCTCACGCTCTTTGACAAGCGCCGCTTTTTCCGCTTCAATAGCAGCCTTTTCTTGTGCAAGTGCCGCTTTTTCTTGCGTAAGCGCATTCGCATCCGGCACCCCGGAATCCGGTGTGTGTGAAGCTCCTTCACCGCCTGCATCTCCGCCGCCTGTTTCGCTTTCGGCGATAATATCTTCAATCTGGTCTTCCGTTAAAAGCGGGTTTTCCGCTCTCATCTTCTCTTTCACCTTTTCAAGCTCTTTCTTTGTCATACAATGTCCTTTTAAAAAAACGTGTGTAAAAATGGGTAATGCTTTTGCGGTACATTCTGCAATCATTACCCATTACAAATTACAAATTAACCCCGCACTTCCGTGTTTAAAATGGCATGAACTTTCCCCTTCGTGAACGTTCCCGTTACGACGTATTTCAAACGGATAAACCGGCGTAATCCTTTCGGAATGACAAGGGAATAAAACACGTCTTCCCCCTTCGCCTTTAATTGTGCTGCTTGAAAGGCTGGGGAAGTAAGTTTATCGGTATAACTTGTCCCGTCTGCGCTGTCTTGCAATACAAACTGGAGCGACGTGCCGCCGGCAAAATCTTCTTTAATTCTGATGTCGATTGCCTTCCCTTCAGCACTGCACTTTTCTACGCCGAAATCAAGCGCGTTCTCACTTTCCGCGCTCGCGGTAATTGCCTGATTTTCCGAAAATTCAAGGCGTTTATCCAAATACAAATTAGTCATTGTCCGTTACTCCTTTAAAAAAATGTAAAATCTGCGCAATGGGTAATGTTTCCTTCATTACCCCTTACGCAGTATCAATTACAAATTACACAAGTGCTTGCTCCGTCGAAAGGATGGCATCAACTCTCCGGCATCGCCCCTTTCTAATGTGCGTAATCAATTCGCCCCACGGGTCGGCGCTCGTAAAGACCGCATTGCCTTTGCTCCACGCTGCCTTATCGATTTTGACAAGGGCGTCTTGATTGGAGTAAATCGCAATGCTCTGCGCTCCGGCCGGTAAGCGGATCATCGCTTCAAGAATAAGGTCAACAATCTTGTCCCCGCTCGTGGCTTGGTCGATATTACAGATACGCTTAACCGCGTCGGGGTGTGCAACCGAAAGCCCGTAATGTGTGGAGAAAAACTGCACGTAGGCAGGCATAACGCGCCCTTCTCCCATCGGCCAATTTTGTACGCCCATGTCCTCGGTTTTAATTCCGCAATCGCTTCGCCCCTTCGGGTAAATTAAATGCGCAAAGCCGCGGCCGACGGCACAGACATAAATCGACGTACAGCGGTTGCCCGTCCCCCCTGCGTTGATAACGTTCTTGTTTGCTAAATCGCTTAAGCGAACCGCAAAGCCGTTAATCTCCGCTTCATTGCGGGCATTGTTGCCGTAAATAAGCTCTTCCGCCTGCGTCTGTCCCATACCGGCTAAAAACGCCTGCGCCTCACTTTCGCGTAAAGCCTTTACATTCCCCGAATGCTCGGCAAGGTCTTTATCAACGACGCTGTAATCTTCCAGCATCGTAATGCGGTCTTGCTTCGTATCCGTTGTGGTCGCTCCCGGTTTAATACCTTCGTTGTATTTACGGTGTGTCCCGCCGCGCAGGGAGGTGCGTACAATCGTGTTATGCACGGTACCGTCGTTTGCTTCCAATACCGGCATATCTTTTAATATTTCATTTGTCTGGCTTAAAAGTTCGACGATATGAAACCCGTCTTGATTGCCGCTTCTGCGCATTACTTCAAGCGCTGTAAGCTGGTCTGTCATACTTAATGTAGGCATATACTACTCCTGTTAATCTTATGTGCCAAAAAATGAAAACGTGCCGCCGTCCCGCGCTGACGTAATGCCGCCGGTCGGTGCTTTACCATCTCCCAGTACCGTGCGGCTTTCTCCGAGCGCCTCTCCGATTTTGATAAACATTTTTACAAAATCAGGATGATAAGCTAAGCCCGTTTGTTCCAATTGTGAAAAAATAGAATCAGAAGCGAACGCTTTAAGCCCCTTCGTATACTGCTCCATCTTTTCACTCACCTTATTTCCGAATTCTTTTTTTAATGCGGCGTCCGTCTCTTCGGCCTGCTTTTTTACCGCCTCGGCAAGCTGGGCTTGCTGATCTTCTCCGATTTTATGGAAGAACGCATAAAGGCTTTTTGCCTGTGCATCGGAAAGGTTTGCTTCATACGCCGCTTCGGCAAAGCGTTTTTCTGCGTCCCATTCCTGTTTAAAGCCATATTTATCGGCCGCGTCGGGTTTGCCGAGCTTTTTGTAAAAAGCATCAAGTTCTTCCTTCGTGGCTTTCTCTCCGGGTAACGTATGCATACTACCGAGTTTTTTTTCAAGTTCGATATAAGAAGAAGCAAGGCTTGAAATATCTTCAAACTTTGCTAACGCCTTTACCGCGTCCTTATTCTCCTTGAGTTCCTTCGATAGCTGCGCCCCCCATGCTTTAAGCTCCGGTTGTACTGCTGCCGCCGGTTCGGTCGCTGTCTGTTCCGGTGCGCTTCCTTTTGAAGGTTGCGCGGTTATGCTCGTTGGGGCGTTTCCGCTTCCAGCTGCTCCCGTTTTCGCTTCATTAAACGCGCCGGTAAGGGAAGTGCCGGTGATGCCTGTGCCGCTTCCTGCATTCCCCGCACCCTGTGGACTCTGATTGCCAGTATTCTGATCTAATGTGTCCATATCCGTTTACTCCTTTTTAAGGTTTCTCGCGTGCCTTTGATAAGGTTAGTCAAGGTTTGATAAAAAAGCGTCCGTGATAGAAAGCGTCTTTTTTATTCCCAATCGCTCCCTTATAAAAAACTTCGCATATTCGCATAACGCTTTTTCAGCGTCGCTTGTCGCCGCATCAAAATAGAAAAGGTCTTTTAAAAGTGCATTAAATACGATTTTACCGTCTGCGCTTTGAAAAACTCTTTTAAACGTTTTTTGTAATTCTTCGTATTGCTCCTCGCGCTTCGCTGTCTCAAAGCCCGGCAGTTCACACCGTCCCCTATTGCGCGCCATCGTCCGCTTCTCCTCCCAGTCCCGTCTGTAATTGTTCGGATAGCTCCTGTATTGGGCTTCCTTCCCGTACCGGCTCATTTAATTTGTCATAATTTCCCATCAGCGCTTCTTGCTGTTGTTGCATCGCCTGCATCTGCATCGCTTGCATCTGCGCCTCTGCCCTTACTTGCCGCATCTTTTGTACTTCTTCTTCCTCTCTGATAGCCGTTTGCGGGAAGCCGTTTGTTTCAAGCACATTCTTTAAAAGCGCATCTCCGTTAATGTAGTCAACGCTTTCGGGGGATAATTGAAGAACCGGCTGCGCAAGCATTAAACTCATCTGCACACCGCCTGCTTGGTGGTGTTTCTTTTGTGCCTGTGCTAATGGTCCTATAAAGTCGATATTTAAGCTTGCCCCGGAATTGTTTAAAATGGCAGGTGTTTCCGGTAGTCTCCCTTGTCGGTACATAATGTTAAAGGTGCGCCGCACAATTTCAGAAAGCGCTTTATTTTGATTGACGATAAGGGATGTCAGCATCGCGGCTTTTTCGCCCTGTAGTTCTACTACTTCCGTCGCCGTCTTTTGCGCCGCCTGTGCCTGAAGCATCAGCATAAAATCAACGTTGAATTTGTCTTTAATCCGCGCTTCAATGTCCCGCACGGTATCAAGGGTGATAGGAAAGTTCGCGCCGATATTGATCGGCATCATAATTTCATCGGGGCTTTCATAGTAGTTAAAACCTGCCGGTACGACACTTTCTACGCCGCGCATACTGTCAGGTACGTTCATCGGCGGCTCTGCAGCAAGCTGTGCGAGTTTTAATCGTGCTTCTTCTGCCTTGTTTAAAAGCCGCATATCGGGAATAGCTTTGCGCGCGGGGCTGTCCCCGTATGCGCTTGCCGTAATGCGCTCCCAAATAAAAACGCTGTACGGCAATTCGTGGTAGCCGGATTCCTCTAAAATCGCATCCCCGTCCATGTCGACATAAAAGCTTGCATATGCCATATTTTTATCGTCGAGTTTATCGCTGTCATACTCTTCGCGCGGAAAAACGGCGTGAAGGATTTTTATTTCCTTTTGTTTTCCTTGCGCATCTTCATAATCCTTCCGCATTGTCTCGCTGACATTTTCTAAGCCGAAACGCGCAACGACATTTTTTACCGTCATCGAAAAATACCGACACACCGTATCGATGTCCCCGTATTCGTTTGTAGCGATATATACTTCCGGCGCAGAAACCGTCATAAAGCGGATGGCCGCCTCTTTTTTCTCATCGATGAGCATGACCCCATGCCCGAACTGTGCGGCGTTACTGATAAAAGCGGGCGCTTCCGTGTAAAGATTGTTGCGGTTAAATTCTTCGTACAGCGCTTTTTCTGCATTCTCAAGCCAATCCTTCACCCCCGTATAATCGAGCATAGACGAATCGCTTAAAGAAAGTTTAAGCCATGTAACATTCGGACTTATGGTATATCCCATTAAACCCGACACGAGTTTATCAAGGTATTCTGCAGGCCGTCCCGTATGACGCTTCGGCCGCTTTACCTCATCTTTTGCTTCTTCCCAATCGAAGTTCTTGCTGCCGATGTAGGTGGTAACGTCCTGCCATTCCGCCTCGTGTGCCTTGCGTTTTGTTTTAAGATGTTCAAAAAGTGTTTTAATGTCGCTTAAAACCTCTTTTTCATCCTTTTTCGCTTCTGCCATAATGGCATTCTAAAATGGAGCTTTTGATTTTGTTATATAACTTGATAAGAAAAAGTATTTTTTTCAGTTCCGATAATTATCCATTACGCATTATCAATGACTCATTACGCATACGGATCCCATCCGGCGCTTTTCGCTTTTTTACTTGCGAAGTTCCATTGTCCACTCTGTTTTCGCAATGCCCGCGCAGGATGCCGCGCATACTCGCTCATAATCGCATAGCGCGTCTCATCGTAGATATGGTCTTCCATCGCAGTATCTATATCTTCTGGGTGTGCTTTACTCGGCAAAAGAAGCGGTATTGTGCGGATAAAATCAAAGCAAGTATCAAAGACTAACAGCATCGGCTTACCGTCCTCACCCTTTGTTTTTAACAGTTGATGAAGTTGCATCTTTCCGTTTATGCGCTCGTTATTGGCCTTTATCATCTTCCAACCTGCCGCTTCAAACTTTTCGGCAATGCTCGCTTCTTTGTCGGTTTTACTCCATACTGCGGGGTCTGCGACCATCACCGTAACCCCTTCCGCTACCGAAAGCGCATAAGCTTCTTTTGCCACTTCGCTCGCGCTTTTTTTTACTCCCTTGTTCGCTTCCCCTTTTTCGCAGCCGTAAAGCTCACGGTACCGTATCATCCGGCCCTCGTTATTGACCGCCCACCACCCGATGCTAAAGGGCTTTGCGTACCCCCAGTCCATTGCGCAAAATTTAAACCATTGCCCGCTCTCTAAGGCAAAAGGCTTAATAACGTGTTCTTCGCGCCTAAATTCTTCAAACGCCGCCCCTGCGACAATGTCCCAGTTGCCGTACCGTAACGCTTCATAAAGGTACCGCGGCAAAAGGGTTAAGCTCTTTTCATATTCGGGATCGTTTTTCATCAAAATACGGTTATCATCTAAAAGGCTCGGAATAAAACAGCGGGTGCGCCCCATCTCATCGGTGTAAATCGTGTTCGGCTTTTTTTTGTCGATAAAGCGCATTTTTATCCAGCTGTGCCCAACGCCGCCGGGGTTTCCGGTTGCTCGCATATAGCATTTAAGCCCCGCTGCACTCCGCAGGCGGCTAATCATGTAAAGGTAACAATAATCGGTTGCATAGTTTCCGAGCTCATCAAAGCCACACCAAGTATACTGATGACCTTGATAGCTTCCGACGTCCTCGTCGCGCTCTAAATAGCGGAGGCGCAAAAAAGAACCGGTCGGAAAGGTAAAAACATTTTCAGTTTTATGGTAGCGCGCCCCAAGCGGTGTATAAAGCTCCTTCGCTCTGATAATCAAATCCTCAAGCTCTCTATACGTCCTCCTGAATAGTATTCCCCGCCACGCGCCGCGCCCTTCATTACAACCGGCTAAAAAATCCATAAGCAAGAAATCACTTTTACCCCCGCCAGCCGCTCCACCATAAAAAAGTTCAAACGCAGGACACGAAAGGGCAAGTTGTTGCTTCGGCTGCGGTTCCCAGAGAATCATAGGTAATCGCAACAGCCCTGATTGTCGGCTATGATTTCTCTTTCTTGTGCAATGGCAAGATATTTTTCCATTGCTTCAACATCTTGCCTTTCAATACTCTTTAAAACATCATACCATTCAGTTAAAGAAAAAAAGTGCTCATAGTATGGCAAGTCTCTCATAAGTTCTTTTTTATAGACGTATTGTGCTTTTTTTAGGCAGCTTGCGCATAATCTCATAGCAGACGTCCATTCAAAGCGCTTTGCTACATATCTTTCGCATTCTGTGCAATATCCGCTCGGTAATTCAAGAATCATTTTTATTTACTCCTCTCTTTTAACAACATGCGTATTTTTCAAACCAGAAAAGCACGTCGTTTCCAGTTTCTACTACCAACCCAAAATCGGCGGCAAGTTTATAATTATAATCCCGCTCCTTTAGAATTTCGACTTGGTGTTTAATTGCTTCCCTAAACTTATCAAGAGTTAATGTATGCTTATGCAAATTGCACCGTTGGCAGGATGGAAAAAGATTGTCCTTTACATCCTCTCCGGCTATTGTAGGTTTTTCATCCAAGCCTCTAAAAATCGGCTTTACGTGGTCTACACAAAATCTATCGGATAGCAGTTTTCCGCAATAGGCACACCGGCCGCCAAACATACTACGGATTTCTTCCCGTTCTTTTTTAGTGAGTTTCATTTAAAACCTCCTCATGATTAGATAAGTCCCTCTAGCCCAATGCAACGGCAATCCCGGAAATTAAAGCCAGTAACCCAATTCCGCATACTATTGCTAGTAGTACAATCTTGAGAATGGTAATAATCCTCTCGGTAATATTTTCAAAATCGTAGTCTGTCATTGCTTTACTCCTCCTCCACCAATTCCCCGCAGGGGCTGCCGTCGTCGAAGAATACAAAGCCGTCAAACAAAGCATCAACGCCAACGGAATCATATACTGTTTTTACCGTATCATCGTCATAGGCTATAACTGCGGAGCACCTATTGCATATCGTATCTTTTATCCACCAGCCATGTGCTTTAATCTCTGCCATTGCTTCTTTGATGCTTCCGAAGGGCTGATACTTCCTTTCGGCAGGCGGTTCGATGAGATAGGCAAGGGCAAAAAGGGTATCTCCCATACAGTCAGCTTTTGCCTGTTCAAAGCGATATTTATAAGATTCTCCTTTGATTGCGATTAAAACCTGCGAGGTATCCTCTATGCTCACTAAACGTCTTAACTCTCTTAAATCATCCGCAAAAACGCACTTACTTCCAATCGGTAACTCATCTGCATTGACCGCGGTGTACACTCTCGATTTGTCAAATTCCATGATTTACCCCCATTCTTCCTCTAAATCTTTTTGTATTGCTAGTATTTGTTTATCTGACATGGTTTTTAAACAAGCTTCAACGTAGGGAGAGTCCCGTAATGCATCGCAAAACATACACGAGTTATGTGTTACCAAGCCATGAACAGGGCAATTTTTCTCGCACTTTTTATTACCGACATTAAAAATTTGTTCTGTTGTATTCATTTCAATTATCCCCACCTTAAATTCATCCGCATTAACTGCGGAAAATACACGTGATTTATCAAATTCCATGCTTTACTCCTTCACTAATCCTGTGTTATTTAATAAGTATTCCTTTGTCGGCTCGCTCCACTCCATACTGTTCCAACGCCGAACGACAATCCGTTGCTTTGTTATTGCATGTTCTGTGATACAGCAATCCGCTTCACCTTCGTTATATTTATACATCGTGTACACAGTGCCTGAATTAGATGGTCGGTGCATCCATTCACCTTTCCCTTGTGCGCACCATTTTGCAAGCTCTCTATGTGTTGCAAGTCTTTTCATTTTGTTTATTCCTCCTTAAAAATACGCAACAATCGTAAGTTCATTTATAACATTGTCGCCAGTAGCTTTGTCTTCAAAGTAAATACTATCGGCATATCCCTCTACACCCATATCAGGCGAACCGCAGAAAATATAAATTTCTGCATCATCATCGAGGTCTCTCATCTCATCAATAAGCTCTTTTTTCGTCATTACTTTTCCTCCTTTTCAAATTCGCTATTCTTACCGGTCAGCATCACAACCGGCATCATCGCCTGTAGGTCTACTTCCGGCCTGATAATGTTCAGATACTTACTGAACGCTTCCATCGCTTTTTGGCGGTTCGCAAGTTTTACAACCGTATAACTTCCGGCAGTGTTTACCCGTGTTTCTATCTGCTCCACGCACAAGGCAAGCGCTCCCAATTCTTTTAAATCCTTCACGCGAAGCGCTCCGCTTGCGTCGATAATGTCGGCAGGATTGTAAAAGCTTAACTGTTCAAACTGCTTAATCATCCGGTATACCGCTTGCTCATCGTCCTCATCCCGCGCTAAACGCAAGAGTTTTTTAATAGCCTGTTTTACCTTAGCATTTCTGAGCAATTTACCCGCATTGACGGCGGCGGCGTTCTCGCTCTGACAGTTCTTATACGCTTTTAAATAGGCGCGGGTGCCGTTCAAAAAGCACTCATCTTCCGTACAGTAAAAAAGCACAAAAAGCCGCTTTTTCCCCGACAATTCCTCATCCCACGCTGTTACTTCTTCCGTTTTTACGCTTGTCTCCTGCTTTTTCGCCTCCGCCATTATCCGCTCCTACCCATCATCCACTATCGATACTCATTACGGCGTATTCTGCCGCCTTTAAATGCTTAAGACAACTGATAAGACACTGCCCCCACCGTGCTCCGCCGCCTGTTTTTGCCTGTAAAATCTTTTCAACCTTCAAAAATACCGGTTCAAACACATAACTTGAACAAAGGGTGCGCGCCGTACACTTCTCATAGCCGAAAAACACCCCTTTTTTGATAAAATTATTTAAAACCCCGACAAATTGACTTGCCACAACCTCAAGGGAGTTCCGCTCATCTGCTAACGAAGGTAAAAACATGCTTAAAAACCGTAAAGAAGTGCGCTCTGCCTCGCTTTCGCTGTAGAGTTCTCCTCCCGTTTTCTTAAAATGATTGCTAAAAAGCGCTTCCGCCTGCGCTCTTTTCGCTTCATCAAGCCCTGATACGGCCACCTCATCGTGTGAAACGCTTTCCCAAAGGGCAGTAATCCAGCTTACGGGACTCGATTTTTCTTCGCCGCCCTCTATCTTCTCCTGTTCTTCATTACCTTTTCCTTCAAGGTGTTGTACATCGCTGTAATCATGCTTCGATACCGGCTCTTGTACGGCGTTCCCCGATTCCGGATTCTCTTTTTGGGTTTCTTTCTGCCTGTTCCTCTCTTCTTCCGTCTCTTTCTCACTTTCTCGCTCTGTTTCTGCGTCTTTCTCTCTTTCTTGATCTCTATTTCTTTCAGCTTCTCTCTTTCTTTCTCCGTCTCTATCTCTCTCTTCTTCTCTTGTCTTAGGCCGTAACGCGTTACGGCCGTTATGTAACGCGTTACAGTCGTTACATAACGCGTTATGCTCCGTTATGCCGTCCGTTACGGGCGGCATAACGCTTTTTTCTATCGGTTCGGCACTGTCGGTATCGGCGGCCGCGCTGGTTCGTTCGTTTTCGGTTTT